TTACCTTGGGACTGCACATTTGATCAAGATAAGCCCTATGCAGTAGTACAAGAACACCTTAGAAAGGGTGGAAAGTGTTTTGCTGTAGATCTTTCCGCTGCCACAGACTATTTTCCTTTAAGTCTGCAGGTTTCTGTCTTGCGATCTCTCTTCGGAGATGTCCCTGACATTGAACTTTTTGAGGAGTTGTCAAGGTCCGATTGGACGAATAAGAAACTGGGACTAAAAGTACAGTGGACTAACGGTCAGCCAATGGGGTTATACCCTAGCTTTCCTTCGTTCGCCTTGACACACGGTGTTCTCTTACACCTCCTTTCTAGTGGTAAACCCAATGCTTTCTTTGTGTTGGGTGATGATGTTATCATCTTAAATGAACCGCTTTATGGTCGTTATATCGAGACACTGAAACTTCTTGGATGTCCTCATAACCCGGATAAATCAATCGTTTCTACCGGGCTAACAGAGTTCGCGGGTAAAGTAATAACTCCCGAACGAATCGTGTCGGCCTTTAAATGGCGAGACGTGGGATCTGAGAATTTTATGGATCTCATGAGGACATTTGGTCAACGATTTGAACCAATGTTAAGAAAGCGAGAACGGCGTGTTTACCACGCATTAAAACGTTTCCTGCAGCCGCATGGCTGTAACCATAGCGACGGGGTAGCGGTGCCCCTCGAAAAGGTTGTTTTCGATACAGAGGTATTTGAATCAACATTGCCAGAAGCCCGTGGGAGAGTTTGTCATACAAGCTTCTTTCATAGGTTGGCCGAGTTTCTGAAGCCCGACCGCCCCGACAGTCTGTTCCATAAAGTCTGTCCTAGCTGGTTTACGAAACAGAGCGATCGTCTCGACGAGAGAACGATTACGGCATTTAAACAAACCCCTTTCTGTAACTTTCCTGGTGACAGGGGAGTGCTTGCGGATATTTTGGAAGTTAACAATGATTTAATTGTGCTTCCCGCCGTGGGTCCCCGGGAAGGGATTGGCCATACTAGCACTCTTGAGTTTTATGAGCGCTTGCTAGGGTTTTCTGAGTAAGCAAAACGCCTG